TAGGGCCCAGCCGCTGCCGTTGCCGTCGGCTTCCCAGCGGCGGAGCCAGCGTTGGCGGCTGTAAGCCACGGCTTTGCCTTTGGTGTGGTTGGCGTAGCCGCCGTTGATCAAGTCGGCCTCGCCGTTGGGGTCGTTGTGGATGAAGGCGTCTTTGGTGTAGCCGATCACGACGCTGTAGTGGCCGCCGCCGCTTGGATGGTTGTAGGGACCGTGGTGGAGCCAGCCCACAGCAACGGGGTGGCCGGCGTCGATCTCCTTCTCCAGCAGAGCGGCATTGCCGTTGGTGACGAACTTGGCGTTGAGGCCCAAGGAGTCGAGGGCTTTCAGCTGAGCGGAGGAATTGGTGGTGTCGCCGAACTTGGCGCGGATGCGGTTGTACTCGTCGTCGCTGCGCACCTTGCCGTAGAAGCGAGCGATCATCGCGCAGCTGGAGCTGAAACACTCGCGGTAGCCGGTGCCGCTGGTGTTGTCGAGCTGATACTCGTAAGGCACGGGCAGCGGATTTGCGCTTTGCTGCAGAGGCACGTCTGCCTGCTTACCGTCTTGGCTCCACGTGGCAAACCAGGGTCGATCACGTCGCATCGCCACCTCGTAGCCGTGCAGCTTGAGATCCTCCTCGAGGTACTTGATCGCTGCAAGCTGGTGAGGCAGGTTGCGGTTGTAGCGGAACAGCTGATCGAGGGAGATCGGAGAGGAGTTGACCATAAGGCGGCGACGCAACTTGGCTAAGTGGGTGGGGGAGCGAGGCTACTTACTCGTGACTTACTTGGGCCTCGAGGCGGCTTACCCGTTGCTCCAACCCACTTAGGCGGCCGAAGGTTTCGGCGCGATCGGACTTGAGGTCGACGTGGAGTTGCTCGAGGCGTGTGCTCACGGACTCAACGGCAAGGGTGAGGCGGATGACGGCTTCTCGGCCTTCGGTTGCTCGCTTGGTGACACCTGAAACGCCGAGGCCTGCGAAGGTGAGCACTGCGCCAACCACGGCCGCGGCGATCTCAGGTCCCATGTCACTTACGAGGCTTGAAGGTGGCGATGGTGCGGATCACCGAGAAGAGCAGCTGGAGCCAGCCGTTGGCGCGGACTCCAGGCAACATGCTCAGCACCTCGGAACCAGCCAAAAGGCTTATGGCCACTGCGATGACTTGGTCTTGCGACATCGACTTGGCTAAGCGGCGTGTTTCCTAAGTCTAGGGTCCGAGGTTGCATTAGCACCTAAGTGGCGGCGTCGTCAGGAAGCGCAGCGGCGTCGTCGTCAGGTAGTGCGGCATCTTGGCCACCACTCTCGCTTACTGCCTTAGCGGTCCAGGGGAGGCCGCTGCCACGGGTTGGGGTGACCTGCTCAGCGATCTGCTGCTCCAGTGCAGAGCCATAGGCGGCCACCTGCTCGGCACCCATAAGCGGGTGGAGCCATTGGTTGATCACCTCGGCTTCGGTCAGGTCGTCGAAGGGGGTGAAGGCGTTGGGGTCGGGAGCAGGGAGGCCGATGCTGCCGTAGGCGCCAGCAGTGTGGCCAGCGTCGTCGGTGAGGGAAACAGTCCAGTGGAGTACGGTCACCGTGCCGTCGGGCAGGGTGCGGTCCATGTTGGCGATGTGCCAGGTTGGTTGGGTCATGGGTCGGAAGGGGGTTAGGCAGCCTCAAGGGCTGCGACTTTGGCTTCGAGGGTTTCGATGCGCTCCATGGCTTCTTGAAGAGCTTTGACGGCTTTCATGTAGAGCACTGACTGATTGACACCTTTGGTTGTGGTGCCGAGATCGTTACCTTCTGCATCGCGATCTGGTGCCTCAAAGACAAGTCCTGGGCAAACTTGTTCCAGTTCTTGGGCAATAGGACCGATTTGCTTATGAGTTTCGTGGCCAGTGTCTTCTCTAAAGTTCCAGCTGCGGATCTTGATGGCTCTGAGGTCAGCCCACTGCGAAGTAGAATCAACAATGTTTTCTTTTAACTTGGCATCAGAAATTGTGCCATAAGAGCCATTAAGATTTGTGATGTTACCATTAGTCGTTATCAGTATTGCATTTGTCCCGGTTAGTGGAGCTGTCGCGCTGTGTGTACCGATAAACAAGTAACGAGACGTTCCTGCAGCAGCGGCGTTTGAAGAATAAATAGTGTCTACCGTTGAATCACAGTAAAACGCACTTGAGCCACCATTTTTAATTATCATCCGCTCCGTCGGACTGGAGACGCCGTCGGGGGTGGTGGCGAACTCTAGTCTTGATGGCTTGGACGATGCGCTCCAGGTTCCACCGTCGCGTTTAGCAGTTACCCATGCGCCTTGAGCTTGAGTGCTATCTCCAAAAATTATATAACCAAGCCCATCACCACTAGCTGGAGTCACTCCGTCAAAACACAAATGCTGAACACCTGAGCCACCAGCTCCAACACTGTTTCCTTGAACAACAAATCTAGTGCTGGCAGAAGTGGAAGTCGCCCCCACCAACAGCCTGCCGGAGGCATCCAGCGTCATCTTGCTGGACGTATCTTTGTCAAAGTTTAGATTTCCAGATGAGTCTACCCGGAACTCCCATGTTGCAACCGATGGGTAGGTCAGTCCAAGCTGGATGCCTGTACTTTCAACCTGCAATTTTCGAGTGCCACTCGGCGTCGTCCCCAGGCCGAGGTTGCCACTCGCATCCAGCGTCATCGCCTGGGTGAAGGTGATGGGGTTGCCGGCGGTGCCGGAGGAGGCGGTGTACCAGATGTGCTGACCGCCGCTTTGAATTGCTAATGTGGCTGCGTTGTTTGCTAGGTATTTATACGAAGATCCGTCAAAAGATGCGTTGGCTGAAGTAATAACGGTTGGAGAGCCGCTCTTTGAAGACCAAAAAGCTCCGCCATTAGAAGTTTGTAATACCACGTAGTTAGAACCCCAAGCACTCGGCGTCACCCCCAGGCCGAGGTTGCCGGAGGCGTCAACCACCAAACTATTAACTGGCGCCGAGCCTGAGAAGCTGACGGCCTGGGTGGAGCCTGCGGTGCCGGCACCGACGAAGTTCAGAGCGCCGGTTGAGGTGATACGGAGGCGTTCGGAGCCGCCCGCGAGAAGGGCAATAGGGACACTTGTACTGCCGCCAGCATAAAAAATGTCTCCAGCATTATAAATAAACCCCTGAATTGTTGATCCTTTTATAAAGTCAATTTCAGCGCCCGAGGTATCTGCAAGTGCAAGAGTGACAAAATTTGCGTAATTAGATGGTGACCCCGTTCCAACGCCCACATTTCCATTCGCATCAATAAACAACCGCCCCGTGCCATTAGTGCTGATGGCCACGTTGTTGGTGGACGGCAAGTAGATCCCGTTGGACGGCACGGTGGAGCCGGTGGGGATCAATGCGGTGCCGCTGATCGTGCTGCTGCCGGTGATGGTGCCAGTGGTGGTCAGTGCCGTCAACGCATAGGTAGCAGTCAGCTCACCCCATACGCTGCCGCTCCACTTTTTCCAGCGGTTAGCGCTGCTGTCCCACCGGATCGCATTGGTCGGGATATTGGTGCTAGTGGTGCCATCAAACTGCAGCGCTAGGTCAACATCCCTGTCCTTCACCTCTGCCAGGAAGTTGGTGTAGGTGCTGGTGAGCTGTGGGTTAGACCAGTTGGCCATGGGTCAGGCTTGCAGTTTGATGACGAGCGACGTTGCCTTCAGCAGATCATTGCCGCCGGCGCTAGTGAAATCATAGGCCACCTTCACATATCGGAAGTTGGTGGCATACACCGAAGTCACGCCAACGTAATCAATCCATGGATCACTGGTCAGCAGCCGAACGCTGATCGTTGGTGCAACGGTCGTGGAGCCAAAGGCATTGGCGTATGTCAGTGTTGCCGAGATGTTCGATGCCGCGATCGTGCCGCCAGCATCAAAGATCTCAGAATAGCTACCAGTGTTCTGCGTTGGCATCAAGTAGTACTCATATCCTGCTGCCTTCTGATCATTGGGGCTCGTCCAGCTTCGTGACGTAAAGTGCGACTGCCAGGTTTCTGTGTTGTCAAAGCTGGCATATAGTGAACCATCCAGTGAGAAGCAATTCGTCAACGTACCGGTCCAGGTACTAGTGAAGGTTGCCGCCAGAATCTCAGCGCCAGATACACTGCGCAGTTCTACGGTGATGTCATATAGGGCAGCGTCTTTATGTGTTTCCGATGGCTGGCCTTCATAGCGCCACAGCAGGCTGTAGGGCTGAAGGATTGTGGTCTGCGACAATCCATTCATCACCTCATCGGATAAGGTGAACGCAAGATATGAGCCCTGCTGTGCACGATAGTGTTCACGAATCAATGCAGCTTCTGCATTGGTCAGGTTGATGTAGGTCAACGTGAGCTGCTGATTTGCGGGCACCAGGCCATGCAGGAATCTGATATTCCTTTCCTGCGTGACCGGAAATTCGGGTAATGTCCACTCTCGCTGCAGTGGCTCCAGTGCTGGGAACTTCGCCATGATTACAGCTCCAGTGAGATGGTGGTTGCCGTTACGGTGAACGTACCGCCAGACGTTGAGATGTTGGAGCCGAAGTCACAATAGGCAACCAGTTCATCGGCCGATGATGCACCACCACGTGACTTGTAGTAGACGCAGCCGCGTGCAGTAATGGTTGACGACGCCCAGTTCACCGCATCAAATTGAATGGACACCAAGTTGGACGCGATGACCTTGGTTACGGTTACAGCTGATGTTGCACCTCCAGCGGTGTAACCGGTGCCGGTGACCTCGTTGGTGATGTCGCTGCGTTTGGTGTGCGTAGTCTGGTTTGGGCTATAGGTTGATGTGACCAGCATCGCCTTAAAGGTATTGCTGTCGCAGTCGATGTTACCCTTGGCTACATCATCTAGGAAGCTGGTATAGATCAATGAAGCCATGGCTAGCGCGTTAGGGTTGCAGATACTGTAAGGCTGGCGCCAAGTGCGACGACACCTTCAGGGGCCACGCTTTCTAGGGTTACCTTCACGTCGTGCAAGCTGTCGCAATAGTCAGTGACCTGCGGGCTGCTGATGTATCGCCACAGGTAACCGGTCAACGTGAAATCAGCTGCAGTCGTCACGCCAGACAGCAAGGCCGATGGGATGGCGAAGGCCAGGAACCCGCCGTATTGACCAGCGTAATGGCTTTTGATGCTGAGCATATCGGCTTCCACCAGCCGGATAAACGTAAGCTCCAGCCGACTGGATGACATCACGTTGCTATTCCTTATGCGGCTCTCGCTACCAGCCAGCGTGGTGTAGATGCTGTTCGGATACTCGCCAGGTGTGAATATCCTGGAGCTTGGCGTCAGGGTTGGGAAGGTGGCCATAAGCTCAGCGGACAGGTTGACACCTGAAACCTAATCTTAACGGGCATGTAGCAGCCACACTGGCTGCATTGATCATTGTCTTGGTAATGCTCGCAAGCTCGACAGATGGATTCCCTGACTTGCTGCAGACCATCATCGACAAGTCGTGGGTTGGCCATGACCTGACCAGTGGCCTTCACGATTCTTAGGATCTTCATGCTGGACAAGACTTGGGCCTTGCGACCAGCCGCGGCTGAGTGCCGGCGACCGAGAAGTAAGTCGAGCGCATCAGCCCAACTGGTGAGCCGTTGTAGGTAACCGTGATGTTGTATTGCGAGCCGAAACAGCTATAAGAAGGGCAGGGCGATCCAGGTGTTGCAGTTGGGCAGGACAGGTCGCTTCCCTGGCTGTTGCCAAAGCAGGACGTGGTTTCGGTGTATGAAATATTCAGTCGTTTGTGCTGTGCATAATCAAAGGTGCCGATCAGCTCCTCGACGACGACATCATAGCATTCTCCAGATATGCAGCCAATCAATGAGCCTACAACATACATATCTATGTCGATACCTTGGAAGGTCTGCGGTAATTGCGCTGTTCCTGTTTCGATGGAAGCGCTAACTGAATCCTCACCCCATATCCAGGTCGCTTCGATGACGTGACCAGTCATCGCAGCAGTAATCAAGACAGAAATATCATTTGCTAGCGATGGCATCAAGACACCATCTTTTTTCCATTCAATAGAAACCGGCTCGCCATCTGGATTCGGCGGAACGCCTGACAATGTCAGCGAACTGCAGGTATGGGCACCGTATTCACCAGCCCGGACATTGAATGATTCTTGACCATCCAACGAATCACGGGCTGCGGTCCTGGATCCATTAGGCGATGACGCCGTGTAGGGCGCCAGGGTGATCTGGTCGTCCAGTGCGGTGCCAGTGCTGTAGGCCTCTGCAGGCACGCTGGTGTCGCCGGAGCCGTAGGTGTCGCGTGCAGGGCCGGTCTTGTTGCTGCTGATGGTGATGCCATTACCGACCGCTGCAGCCACCTCCAGGGCCACCAGGCTGCGGCCTAGGTCGTCGATGGGCAGGTGCGTCAGCTCCAGCGATAGGTCGCCGGCCAGCGTCTTGCTGATGCGGTTCACCTCGTAGAGGTAGTCATGCACGGCTGGTGCAGTGCCTGCTGCATTGCGTTGCAGGTACAGCCTGATGATGTTACCTGCGTCGAGGCTCATGCTGTAGTCACCGGCCTTCAATGTGACCGTTGCGGTATGGGTCACGTAGCGCCGCCTGGCCAGGATGTAGGTTCCTGCTTTGACGGCGTGGTTCTCGTTGGTGCAGAAGGCCGACATATCGTGCTGCTCATATGGCCCAGATTCGGCAGTACCCGCATATCGCACCTCGGATGTGCGCATGATGCCGAAGTCATCTGTCGGCTGCTGACGCCACATCACCTGCACGCAGAATGGCCGGCGATCAGCCAGTGATGTATAGCTAATCTCCAGCGTGCCAGGAATTACGTTTTCTTCAGTAAAGGTATAGGACCATGCGATCGGGTTGGTGTTGATCGTATAGGCCGACGTGATCGGCAGCAGTGGCTTCAAGCCACGCTTGCCTCCATTGCGTGATTCGCCAAGCAAGAAGTATGGCGCAGTCTTGGCGATGAAATCAGCCAGGTTGCCACTGTCTTTGATTTCAATATCGCAGGCGAAACCATTGGCTGCCAAGAAGTTGGCGGCAGTCGTCAGTGCCGTATTGTCCAGCTGTGCTGCCTGCAACTTGCTGCTGTTGAGATACAACCATTTGACAAGGTCCGCATAATTGTTGCTGGGACCAGTAACACTATCGACAAGTCGCGTCACGTACATGCCATCACGGATGAAGCAGTTCACCTGCTTCTTCCAGTCCTTGTTGTCGGGTACTGTTTCGTAGACAACCGTTCCAGTGAAAGGCGAATATACGTTCGTGTTCGGTACGGTGAACTGAAAGCTCAGCGTGCTGATGCCTGGATACGTGCCGATGTTGCCGCAATACTTCGGGCAGTCTGGCGTGTACTGAAAGGTTGCTAGATCGGTGATGAAGTTCCCAGGTGTCCAGGTGCCAGCACGGCGGCCATAGGTCTGGGTATAAGTACCTACGCGATAACCACGCCAGAACACATCACGGCGCTGAATGCTGCCCATCTGGCCGTCACCAAGGATCAGGTGCCAATAGACCGTGACTTCATTGGTGGTGGCACTGTTCTGGAACCGTGCCTCGGTTGCCAGTGGGCTGATCAGGATGCCGCCAGTGCCGCTGGTTTCATTACGGCGGCAGAAGACGATCGGCACCGGATCGCCGATGACAGCAGCCTTCTGATCCGCATCAAGGTTGCTGGATCCTGTGGCACCGGTTTCTACGGATGGCACACCAACGAAGCCCGCCTCGAAGGCGTTCATCGTCATGTAGTCGCGCCAGGCGTAGCTCATAGGATGCAACCCTTGCCCATGATCCTAGTGGTTAACTTTCGCGGTGGGATCTGCGCACCAACTGGGCTAACGGCACTGCCGAGTTGGAGCGTAATGCTGGTGAGTGTTGCCTTGGCGCCGACGATCTCACCAGTGAAAGCAGCGATCAGTTCCTGCCCGGCCTGTGGGGCGGTATTGCCCAGCAGTGAATCGAACTGATAGATCGACAGATCCGCCAGCCACCCATTGCTGATGGCCTGATCAACGGTCTCCATCACAATGCTGGTGGCTGGCAGCGTCACCGCCATTCCGCTTTCATCCCCCACGACACCAGCCGTGATGCCATCTGCCGCGAAGTCTTGGTAGATCCATGCCGCAGAATCCCAGGTGACCGTCGTGTTGACGTAGTAGCTCTGCCAGCGTTGATACGTGCCAGAGCCGTCGTAGATCCGTAGGTACTGCGATTGTGCCCTTGCCATCAGCCCATCCCCAATGCAAGGCGTGCTGATGGCGTGCGCAGCCTGCTCATGACGCCATCAGCCGTGGCACGCATGGCCCGCTCCAGATCTGTTACGGAGACGTACTGCTGACCGTTCTGCTCAATCACCGGGCCGGTGGTGATGTTGATCACAGGCGCTGCCATGGTTGCATTGCCCGATCCAAGAACTTGCCCACCACGCGATCCGGATAGGTACCGCGCAGAGGCTGATGCCATCTTGCTTTCGGGGATGATGTACTCACGCTGTCCACCTTCGCCAACCATCGCCATGGTTGGTGCGTTGATGACGCCACCATTGGCGAATTGAGGAACGCCAACGTTTGCGATGTAGTCGATCTGACGTACGCCTGGCAATGTATTGGCAACTCCGATAATCTTGTTGTACTCCGTAATCGCCTTGTTCAACCCAGAAAACAACCATTGCAAGAATGAGTTAAAGCCACCCTTGAGGTATCCAATCATTGCATCCCATGAGTTCTTGATTGGTGAGATGATGTAGGAATTGAAGGCCTGGGCTGCGTCCTTCCATCGCTGATCAAACCAGGAAAGGAAGTCAAGCACGGGCTTCTTGATCAAATTGAACATATCAACAAATGGCTTAATGAACAGATCGTTAAAGAACTTCGATATTGCCATTAGCGCGTCAAACGTCGCGTTACCCCACCAGATCAAGAAGTTGACGACCTGATCTTTGAACGCATAGAGCGAAGCTCCAGCATTAACAAGCAGGGCCGTCCATCCGCTAGGGCCGGAGAATAGCAAAGCCAGCTTTAATGATACAGAATCAAAGTTGATCTGCAGAGTTTTCAAGTTGTCATTGATGGTTGTCAATGGGGCGAATGCTGCCAGGAACACAGAAACACCAGACTTGCGGATGACAGGATCAATCTTGTTAAGGGACCTGACCACATCAGTGATAACTTTAGCGAAATTAGTCAGCTGAATTAAGATGCCAGATTTTGCTATCTCTACTCCCAGTCCGCCAACTGCCCCGCCAAGGGCTTGCAACTGCCTAGTGTACTCTCGCGCATCTTTAGCGAATCCAGCCGTCATGCTTACATTGAAGCCACGTATAGCAGCGCTGCCCATCAACATCATTGGGTTGAGTTGTGCAGCTTGCTTGCCAAGCAATTGGAACGAAAGGCTGGTTCTTGTTGCTTGATCTGGGATCTTATTGAGAGCATCAAAAATATCCAGCATCACATCACCTGGATCGCGCATCATGCCGTTGGCTGATTTGATGCTGATTCCAAGTTTGCGGAATGCCTCTGATGCACCCTTTCCGCTAACACCTAAAGACTCCAACTGGTCTGCTAGCTCAGACTTATTTTCACCCTTTAAGGCTTTCTGTGCTGCGTCTGATGCGGCCCTGATTGCTTCTGAGCTTCTATCCGCTGATTCCTTAATCTGTTGTTCCTGTTGTCTGAGATTTCTTTCGATTTGTTTACGTTCTTGCGCTTCCTGGGCAGCACGTTGATCCTTGATCGTTTGGCGTTGATCTCGATTGGCCCGCCTGATCCTTTTCAGAACTTCGTCCTGCTCATCCTCTAAGCTTTGCAACGCAAGCTTGCGTTGCATGTCATTCAATCCAGCATTGTTCTGGATAGCTTCACGCCTTGTCTCGTATTCACGCCTGATGGCTTTGGTCTGTGCATCATCTTGATCATCCCAGGAATCTTCTAATAATTGCAATTCGCGCTTGTAGCGCTTGCCGAGTTCATCCAGGCGCTTGTCGCTTTCGTCTTTTAACTTTTCAATTCGGAGATCAGTGGCCAGCCGAACGGCGTAGAGTTGATCACGTTCACCATCCTTAACAGCCTGCACAGCCTTATCAATTTCTTCCTTTGTCTTCTCACCAAACCTGCTCTGTGATGCGGCAGCACCCATCGCACGCGATAGGCGAATTAAGGCTCCTTCGACAACACCAAAGTCAGCGCCAGACATTGCCGCCGCTTTCTTTAATTTCGCCAACATTTCAACCGATACACCAGTGCGTTGGCTCATCAGGTACATCTGATTGCCAGCATCAACGGCCGCCTGTGTGATCGAGATCAGCCCTGCTGCGGATAGCAATGGCGTCAGCTTGGAGAAGATGCCAGCCAGGCCTGCCATGCCAGTGGCGCCAGACAGCATACTCATGGATGCTGCGGTGTCCTTGGCTGCGACATCAGCCCGTATCAAGGCACCTGTCAGCCCGTTGATCTCCTGGGTACCTTTGACATCAGCTTTGATCTTGAGAAGTGCGTCGAGGGTTGTGGCCATATCACTTCTCCATCCGTGAGTTCATGATTTCACGCGCCTCGATTTCCATCACTTGCAGATCCTGCAGCATGGCGAGAGGGTCGGTGATCATCAATAGCTTAGCAAGTTCCAGGACTATGCCATAGTCTAGGCCAATGATTCCATTGGGCCCAGCTCGCCATTGCGTAATGCAACGCAGAAATACATCTAGGCATTCGGCATGATCGGGCCAAATGCCATATGACGTAACCTTGTTCTGTTCATCTGGTAGTTGAATGCCCAAGGCAATGGCATCTTGATCAAGCGCTAGATTCGGTGCGCCGTCAGCATCAAACAGATGGCGGACGGCGCCTCTTAGTTTTTTAACTTAGCCTCAGGTACGCTTTTGTTCCATGAATCAAGAATCGCATTAACGACTTCTGGGATGTTGAGAAGTCTTGCCTTAGTTGATTCGCTATATGGAACATCCTGTCCTTTCTCTCCTTCCTTGTCTTTGATGCCTTCCCAGCCGACCAGCAATTCGGACGCGATCTGACGAGGCGTCAGAAGGTCGTCCGTTTCGCCGATGTCGATCCTTGTCCTTTGTCGCAGCAGCTGCCGGCCTAGTTCTTCCTGGCGTTCGGTGGATACACGTTGAAAGACAGCGTCAAAGGTTAACGATCGAAACTTACCTCCATCCTGTGGGACTTTAACGGTAACGGGCCAGCTGTAGCTTTCTGATTGATCAAGGAAGAATGCCATCAGGTGAAAGCAATAGAAAGTTCATCATTGCCACTGGTGGATGGTGTGGCGATGTAGGGCAGTTCTAGCATCTGCACGCCGTCTTGGTCTGCGTAGGTCGGAGCGCCAAGATCAGATTGAGCAGCAGTAAAGGTGACAATATTGCCAGCAGTTGTGCCATGGACGAACGAGATGCTGCCGGTTGATGTGCCAAGTGCTGCTCCAAAGAAGTCCTTAGCCGTGATGGATGGTGCCTCGATCATCACCGTACCGCTAGGTGCACGGTTCGTGATCAGCACTTCTTTGGTGCAGCCGACGAGTTCCCGGTAGACGATCTCGTTGGCCATCTCCAGGGAGATGCTTTGCAGGCAGGCGCTATAGGAGAAGATCGAGAAGCTGCTGGTGTTGGTGTGCTTGAAGATCAGCGGAGCTACCTGATATGTATAGGTAGGAGTCGGCAGCGTCTCGTCTGTGGGAGCGTTGTATATGCCGGTCATCGTGAAGCTGATCGTCGGAATCTGGCCGACTTCGGCGTTCAACGTGAAGGTGCCACGGCAGCCGGTGATCTTGTGGCGAATGCCATCGTTATGGAAATAGATCGTGACCGAACTGAAGGCGGACGACACCGGTGCATAGGTTGTACTGGTGCTGGCGACAGTCGTCTCAGACAGGCCGCAAGCCTTCAGCAGCGGACCATATGCCGGTGCGGTGCCAGCGGTGCCAGAGCCGGCCAGTTCAACCTCAAACGTGATCTCTACGTTGGTCTGCGCCAGCAGCTGTTGACTGCTGCCGAGGTAGGGAGTGATCAGTTCACGATTGACGACCTCAGCCTGAAGCGGTGTTACTTCAAGGCTGCGGACAAGGATGGCATTGCTAGATCCGGTAGGCGTTGGATCCGTGCCATACGTGGATTCAATCTTTGCCAGGATCAGGCGTTTCCGGGTCAGAGCCATTGGAGGGTTGCGGTTGGGCGTTGGCCGGCTCTGTGCGCTCTACGAGCTGTCGTTTGCCGGTTTTGGGATTCAGCAGGTACGACCCACCTTGTCCGTGGTATTCATCAAACATGATAAGTCAGGCAATGGATTGGTCGATTGTTGAAGTCCGATAGCGGATCAGGTAATCGCAGCTGATCACACCACTAGGCTGATCCGCCTCGATCATGTCAAATTGTACGCCTTGCGGTTCGATGCCCATGGCATAGCCGCCGACTGTCAGATCAGCCATCACCTTGGAATGCAGGCTCTGCAGGATTGGATCAGCCTGCTGATCTGGGATGATCCCACGAACGATGATCGAGATCCTGACCGTTAGGGTCCAGTCGGTTTTGCAGAAGCTGACATCAGTATTGGCCTGATCTGAGATCGGCTCTAGCACCAGTGCAGGCGACTCACCACGGCTGATGGGTTCTACACGGCTGCGGTAGATCCTGGTGCTGACGCCAGTGGTGCCTGCCAACGTGCTGGCCAGTGCAGCAAGGATGGATTCGCGACGGGTTGCCATGGCTATGCAGCAGCGATCTGGATAACGGTGCAGATGATGCCTGGGATGCTGGGATGCGTCACCGGGCTGGTGCCTGCGGCCTCCGCAAGTATGAACGCAGCCGCGTTAGACGTAGACCAGATCAATTCAACGTAGTCATTGGCCACCACTGGCAGCACGTAGTTAACGGTTCCGATCACGCTGCCATTACTACCGCCATGGCTTGAGATGATGCTGAACCTGCTATCTGATGCGGCGATGTCGCCAGTGCTGCCGCTGTCATTCTTGCGGAGCCAGGCGTTGATGTCGTGGATCTGGCTATCTGAATTGCTGAACTGTATCGAGAAGGTAATGCTGTAGACACCAGGATAGTCAAAGGTGATCCTGGTCTGTGATGCCACGCGAATGCCATAGCTTGCCGCATCGCTTGACCGTAGGTATATCGAGGTTGCAGTGTTGGCAGTTGCGGTCTGTGATGTGCTGTCCCAGAATGAACCCCAATAACCAGGGCAGCCGTGATAGGGCAGGCGGTCCCATGCCAGCTTCCCATCGCCGATCTTCAAGTTGCCAGTATCTGATTCGCGGCCGAACTCACCAGCTAGCAGCGTTGGATTCGTTGTGGACCAAACGGAACGGGTAGCGGTCTTAATCATGTTTTCTGCAGACCCAATACAACTAGGCTACCGTCATCAATCAACCGCGTCTCACGGACCGTGTAGGCGATGCTGTTCACCGTAATGCTGTCGCCATATTTGAGGCTACCGAAATCCGAAGCCTGTGCGGTCAGGCTGTAGTCAGTGGTGAGCACCATGTCACCAGCCAATACCTCTGATGGCATATCAAGGATGGCCAAGGCGGTCACGGCACCAGCAGTGCAGGTGACGCCAAAGTCATCAAAGAACGTGTCGAGCGTTTCGGTGAAAGCCATAGGGAAAGGGCGCCAGGATCACTGACGCCCATAGCGTGAATCAGCCGTACTTCTTGACGCCGTAACCGTTGACCGAGAAGGTGGTGGTACCGCTGCTGGCGATGGTGCCAACAAAACGGATGTACCGCTTCAGCTCGTCACGGTTCAGGGTGATCACCTGCTTGCTGACGGCCTGTGCCACGGCAGTGAAGCCGCCGCCGGTCACATCAGAGAAGTCGCCAGATGTGGTGGTGTCGCTGTGCTGAATCTTGCCGGTCATGGTGCCGGACGCAGCAGCAGCGCCGGAATCCAGGATTACCTGGATATCGCCATCGAAGTCCTTAAGGTCTGCGATGTTGGTGGTAGCACCAGTGAAGGTGGTGGTCTCCTGGGCGACAGGATGCAGCGGGAAGTGCTGCAGCTTTTCAAGCGTTTGGGGAAGGATTGCCATTGGCCTTGATGCGAGGTTT